GAATGAATCGAATATGAATTGTTGTCCATTAGCAGACGAGCCAACAGCAAGGGCTCGTTCTACTGGTGGATTTTCTTCAATGAATGACGCATTCAGAGTTGGTAGGGCGGTGAAGTTTTGGGCTAAGTGCCATCCGTCTAAAGTTCCGAGTGCAGTTGATTTCATCAAACCGGAAATTTGTGATGGCTTGTAACGATATTCAGCCCAACGTTCTTGGTATCCAAAAACGCCGTTGTCGATTGTTGGATCGCCAGTTACGTAGATTTCTTTGTTTAGAACTGCTTGCTCGCCTAAGTTGGCGAAAGCTGGGAAGTAGAAATCGTAACGAGTTGAGCGGCTCCACATACGTGGTAAGCCTTGTTGGTAAGTAAGATCGGCTCGTACTGAAACGAGACCGATAATTACGCCATGCTCAGTGAACGATTGGCTAAAGCCATTATTAAGAGCCAAGGCAGTACCGATAGCAGCAAGTGTACCCATAGGGGTAGTCGTGCCAGTAACAGTGCTACTGTTAGTCTGAGCGATCGGGTTGATATTAATTGGGGTTGAACCACCGCCCAGATACTCAGGGCGTTGTAAGCGTGCGTCAGGGGATATAACACCGAAATGACTGCGAATAATTTCAGTGTATCTAGTACCGCCTCGAGCGTCACGCTCAAGGAGCTTTTGAATTTGGAATGCTTGACGAAGTTGATTGATTGTTGCTGCAGTTGCGTCAGAAAGGTCTGCATATAATCCTTCGGGGTTGAAAGTGCCTGTTGATAAGGTGCCCATTGGGTCAAATTTGAGGAAATTAGACGGAGTTCCGTGGACTTTGACTTTGTCGCCGTCCATATCGATTTGACCTCCCCAAGCTTCGTTGTTGGGTCCACGTGCAGTCCAGCCAGCAGCAGTGCTATTAAGGCTGACTGTATTGTTAAAAGTTGGTGTACCCATAATTGGGGCAGTTGCTCCTAATGGCAACGAAACGCTTTCGCCTTTCTGAGGCCATGGGAGTGCGCTAGTGAAGTAATCGTGGCGTTTGCCACGTTTTTTTAGCTTGTAGTTTGCTGAGTCGTCGGGTCCATCTCCAGTATCAAAAGGAACTGGATCTTGGAGGTTTTGATCTCGGAACCATTCGTTCCAGATCAGGTTGTATGCACGAGTCCAAAGGGCTGCGTGCGTTACTGTCGCAGTTGCTCCGAGTTGTCCTGTAGTAGGTAAGCCCATGTAGTCTTGGAGGCTATTTACTGCGTATCCTCCAGCGGGGCTTGTTTGTGTAGGGATTACGTATGAGGTCGAGTCGCCGGGTTTGGCTTGCTCTCCCATGAATTTTTGCCAGTTGTCCCATAGGAGACGATTTGGCACGAAGAAGAAGAAGCTATCGAGATGGAGGTTATCCATCGTTGGATAGAGAGGAGTCGCCATACGGGCGAATGCGGTCATCTTCAGATTGAAGGTGTCTCCGGGTAAGACTTCATCGACGTAGACGGGTACTAAGTAACCGGAGTCGAAGGCAGTTTTATGAGCTTTTTCAGCTTTGAATGAGGAGCGAGGTATGTCTGCTCGGGGTACCATCGCGAATTGATGGGTGCTTACTGATTTATTTCTGTGCATATTTAGCTTTCCGGAGGTTGTTCCGCCTAAAAGAGGGGAGGGGAGGGGGGTCTCCCCATCCCCTTTTTATGGCGGTTTGGTTTTAAGTAGTGGTGCGTGCGTTTTTTCCTAGAATGAGTAACTCAGGGATATTTTTAATTTCGAATTCGGCGGTTGAGTCATCGAAGGTGCCGAGGTCATATAGATCGAAATCATCAGGATGGTTGTAGAGCTGATTGTTAGGATCATTGCGGTTAATCTCGTCAGAGAATGAGCGCAGTGCGACGCCAATAGCTGGTACGAACATTGGTCGTCCGAAGGTCTCTGCTGCTCTGTCTTTTACTGCTACTATTACTTGTTTCATTAGTTAATTCCTATCAGGTAAGTTGTTGATACTTAAGGCAATTTTTTTAATTCTGCGTATAATCATTACTCTGTAACCCTTATTTTATAAGGCTCTCAGAGGTGCTTATACAATTTTTGGAGCTTCGCTTTTTGAACTTTTTCTTTCACAAGAAGTCGTTCTCTAGTTTTGTCTTCCGGGTTTAGTTTCGCACGTTTTTGTCGTTTGTCAAGTATTTCATCCCACTCGTATTTTTCCGTCATTGTTTGGATTATTTTGTCGTAATATTTTGGAGGTGGGGCTAACTTGCCACGTATTTCTACGAAGTCGTGCGGGTAAACGTCGGAATGGTATTTTTCGAGCCAGCCTTTACCGATTCCGGGGCGGCGGCTCATTTGAGCGTATTCGGGCTCAAGTTGGTGGATTTCACCAGTTTCAAGTTCAGTATAGGAGTAGTGCCAGTCGGCATCATCACCAGTTATTTTTTTCATGACGTATCGGGCTACATAAGAGGCTGATTCAAAGGTTACCTCTCCGATAGATGAGTAACCAAATGGCCAGAGAGATTCCAGTTCTTTGGATCGATAGATAAGACTATTACTGGGAGTTCTTTTCCATAGTTCCTTATCAGGAAAATCGTATCCGAAAAGTATTGCGTGGAAGTGAGGACGTCCAAAAGTTGTTCCGTATTCTCCAGCCATATAGTACCGGAGGTTAGAGGATGTTCCAGTGTGGTATTCGAGGCGACGTCTAAGTCGTTTAAGGAATTTTTGGAAGTCGGCGTGCTTGAGCGTGCCGATCCCGGGGGTTGATCCCGGAAGATTGTTATCGTCATAGGTCAGGGTGATGAAGGAGTTTTTTTGATGAAGTGTGGTCTCATGCATGATGCGGGTAGCCCACTGGCGTGCTCTATCCAGTCGGCATCCGACACATTGACCACAAGGGAGGCGCAGTTTTGATACATAAGGGAATCGCTCGAATTTGCTAAATACGATCGTTCCATCAGGGGCTTTTGCTGCGTCTATTGGGTGGTAACAGGGCATTAGTCAGGTTCCCTGTTGATTAGAGGCGGTATCCGCCTCGCATTGGGTTGCCTCTCAGGTTCGGCGATTTGGTTTTTTGGGTATTTTTACGAAATTGGCGGGCAGATTTGCCCTTGTTAATTACGTTGCGTTTTAAGTTCATTTTTAAAGTCCTTTAATAAATGATTAGGGGCGTTTTTGGTTGTTTGTGTGTCAGTGGGAACAGTTACATCAAGTGGAGTAACTGTTCCCCCCTGTTTAGACAGGGTCAGCGGGTGCTGCACTGGTAGTAGTTTCTGAGGGTTTACCCTCAGTTTTAGGCACTAATCCGAGGGATTCTGCCTCGGCTCGGTTGCCGGGTTTATTAAGAAAATCGATCAGGTTAGCCGGATCGTTTTCGAAGCGGGTGCGAATATCGGCTGGTAGACGCATGAAATCGTCGTCTGCGGCGATTATTGCGTTCATGGCAGTGTGATAGTCCACCGCATCGGTGAAGTCGCCGTAGCGAGCTTCTGATTGGTTTATGGGCATTTTGCCCGTAATGCCGAATCTGCGAACAATGGTATTTATGTCGCATTCTTCTGCATGGTGCTGCTGAGCCCGGGTTGGCTCCTGACAAGTCAGCCCGGACTCATTTGACGCAGCGTTGTGATCGTAGTTGAATTGGGTACGGATGAATACCGGAGCTGCCGGTAAATCCTTAGTGTTTTTGCTCATGTTATCGCCTTCTTTAGTTAGAGTTGGGGTTAATTTTTCCGAACCTTGCTCCGCTTCTAGCGGAATTAAGACCGATACCGAAGTCTTTGAATCCTTCTGCGACTTTTTCGGCGGTCTTTGAGTTCGGGAAGTTGGTGTAATGTCTGCCAGTCGATTGACTCTCAGGCAGTTCTGCCTCACGTTGTGCTGCGTGTGAGGCGTTTAAGCGTGCGGATGACAAATTCGACTTAATAGCTGAGTCGATTTGCTCTCCATACTTTTCGTGCCCGGGTAAGCGGGCGATCTCGCTGATAGTTTCTGCTCGAGTCTTTGCAGCTTGGTCTTTAGCTAGTAGGGCTTGAGAGTATTGGTTTTCGCCTGTCTGCTCAATGGTGTTATTTTGGGTTACTAGGTTGTT